CAGATGAAACTAATCGTGACTCTGCTTCAATATAGACAGAGCCATTGGCTAGGGTTGTAGCATTCGTTGTAAATGCTAGACGGTCTGTACCGTTAATAAATGCACAGGCAGTAGTTTCGTGAGTGGTATCGCCAGAGGCGTTATAGGTGTCATAAGCATACGGAAATACCAATGGAGAAATCTGTGTGGATAGGTCAAGGCGGATAGTTCCTGGCTCATCTTCTACACCAGTTGCAGCCCACGCAAACTTATCTCTGAATGCAAAGTCGTAGACAGGCTGGTCGTTCTCCCAGATAAGCGGTCCATAGGCTAGAGATCCATCATCTGCTACTTGAGCAGCGCGGATACCTTTGGTTGTACCAATCATCATATAGCCAAGGTAGTAAGCAATCTTGTAGATACGCTCACCGCTTGGCATTTCAGCAGCAGTAATAGCGCTAGTCAAGGTAGGCATAGTTCCGTTAGATGCCAGAGTAAACTTCTGGATATTGGACTGTGTGCCTGAGAATCCTGTTACATAGATAGCAGCACCGCTTGATGTAATGCTGGTGTATACAAAGTTATCTACTGGGTGGGTATAAACAGCAGTAGGCAGAGCAGTTGCAGTAGTTGAAATCTCATAAACCTTGTTATTGATACAGGCAACGATACGCTCTTTAGTAAACTCCATTACCGCATTGGTAACTATAATTCCAGTAGTATCAAACATCTTGACGGTGCTTGTAGGTGAGTCAGTTGAGTAGCCAGTCAATGGCTTCTTGTACATAGTCAACTTGGTAACACCACCGCTGGTTACGTTAGTAACCCAGTAGCAGTTGACTCCATCATCACACATTGCATATACCTTGTCATCAGTACCAGAGTTATAGTCAACAAAGTGTTGGACTACGCTAGTGATGGTTCCTGTAGATGCAGCCGAAGGCACATTAGATGCAGTCTTGGCATATGTCAGAGTTGTTGTGGTAGGAACTGTGGCAATGGTGTAGGTACCATTGAAGGTAGCATCTACGCCAGCGACAACTATCTCCATACCTACTGCTAGGCCGTGAGCAGAGCTGGTTGTTAGGGTAGCCACATTAGAGGTCAGAGCCTTGTTAGAAACAGTTGCAGTAATGGTTGGATATATCTTGTCAATGTCGTAACCATCAAGCATTAGGCAGCCAAGGAACTCGTTATATGTAGTAGCGCCTGTATTCTTCAACTGCTCCCATTGAATAGAGCGTAGGTGCTGTTGTGGTCTAAGGTTGGCATTGAGAGTACCAGTAGTCGGATGCGTAGCATCGGTATCAAGGATGAGTGATACCTGACCCTTAGTCCAGACATCTAGACCTTTGGATTCTGTGTATTGGAATCGCAGTGACTCATCTTGAGCAGGCTCAAAGTATTTGATTCCTTGACCTAGATGGAAGGACGACTGAGATCTAAACCACCAGCCAGTCAGCGATTGCTCGCCTGCTTCTCTGGTCTGGTCATACTGTTGCTTACGATACTGCGCCGTGACACGGCGATAAGGTGAATCATCACTGGCAGCCAAAAAGAATGGCAGCCCGTTGATGGCTATATCGTAGGCAACTCCTGTAGCTTGATAGTTAGTCGAGCCAGCGGGATTGGATAGGACATACGGAATGCCCTCGGTAATTTCAGCGCCAAACGGTGGAACCATTACTTAGCCTCCGAGTATTTCTTCAAGTATTCAATGGCTGCCTTGAGAATCTCAGGATTGTCCTGAAAGTTACCTAAAGCGACATTGCAGTTGTGACATAGAACCCCTCTAGGTTGAGAGGTTTCGTGGTTATGGTCTGCGTGAAATTGACCTTTACCGCCAGGTGTATCGGTGCCACAAATGGCACACACATTTCCTTGCTCTTGTAGTCTTGAGTCATATAACTCTGATGGGAAATTATATTTAGTAGCACGATTCCAAGCCCTGCGAGTTTTATTTCTTTTTTCTCTAATACCAGGTTTAGATGCGTAGTTTCTAAACCTTGGTTTCTCGCATTCTTTACAGGAATACCTATAGCCTCTAGTGAATTTAGATTCCTTATAGAAGGAACTAAGAGGCAGCACGTTTCTTGCTGCCTTATCTGCATCGCGCTTTGCTTGCTCTTCGGCAGCAGCGGCTGCTTGCTGATCGCGTTCTGCAATCTCAGCAGGGGTAAGGGCAATGTATTCTTGCTTGCCTGTGGTGCAATCAACTACGAGTTTATACTGCGTCATTTACGAACGCCTCCCAATCTAGTTTCTCTTCATTCCAGAAATACACCAAGCCATCTTCAGGCTTTGGTGTTGGTGCTTGCCAGTCGTGGTTAGCATCAAGGCTCCACGATGGGAAGGGTTGTGGTGCAATAAAGACATCGGCAGCAGCGTCATACTTGAAGCCAATGCCAGCATATTGCTTGCGGATGCGGTGGTTGTAGGATGTTTGAATCCAGGTTCCACCTAGTCCTAAATCGTTAGCCAAGAAGTCTTGACCACGATGTTCTTCTTGGTCAGGTACGACAAGTACCTGCTTGACGATACCGTCATTGTCTATCTCTGCGAAGTGTGCCATTGTTTTCCTTTACTTTGCGTACCGAACTATTACGATTCCAGAACCACCAGTAGAACCTCCGAAGGTTCCACTTACTGCGCGAGAGCCACCACCGCCACCGCCTAAGTTTGCGGTTCCAGCAGTTCCTACGCCATTGTTATTACCAGCGCCACCACCACCATCTCCACCTACTTTTCCGCCATCACCACTACCACCACCGCCAGCATAAATTATTGATGTACCAGAAATAGAAGTTGCTACGCCGTCACCACCTTGACCAGCACCATCTGTTCCTCCTGCTTCACCAGCACCTCCACCACCACCAGCACCGCCACCGCCGTCTCCAGCGAAGCCTTGATTAGCAGTACCAGCACCTGCTGTGGTTTGTGCGCCTCCACCGCCAGAACCTCCAGATGCGGCTGTTCCAGCACCTGCTGAACCTCTACCACCACCAGTTGAAGTTATGGAAGAAAATACAGAGTTGTTACCAGAAGTGGCTGCTGCTCCACCAGCACCAACGGTTACGGTGTAAGCAGTAGATGCAGTAAGTGACAATGGTGATTCTAGTGAACCCCCACCGCCAGTTGCACCGACAGTACAACGGAGTCCACCTGCACCACCTCCACCGCCATCATAAACTCCTGCTTGAGCGTTTCCACCTCCGCCACCACCTGCGACTACAAGATAGTCAGCAGTGATATTGCTTGTCGGCGTAAATGTTCCTGAAGCAAGGAAGGTGTGGTAGTAGTAGTTAGCATCAGAGGTGATGATTCCACCAGTAGCCTTTGCGCCATAGGCAGCAGAGGTAACGCCATACAAGGTGGCTGTGGAGTATTGGGCAAAAGTTCCAGCCGCAATGAACTCTAATTTTATAGATGTTATAGCAGCGCTATTAGACCATAGACCAGCAATCATATATTGAAATGCTTGTGTTGCATTGTTTTCTTCAACACTGTCTATTGAGTAAGATTTATTATTGGAAGTTGTGTAATTTGGTACATATATTTCCCAATTACCAAATGTGCTTGCAGTCTCACCGCTACTATCTATTGTTCCTACATATCTATCTGAACCAGAAGTAGATGATGCAGCAGAACCATTTCCGCGAAGAACTCTGCGTGAATAGTTTGCTGTATTAGAGTTGAAAGAGATATACATATCGGCATCTGCTGTCGTAGAGCGACCACTTAGTCTTACTACCAAATCAGTATAGGTCTGCGGAATAGAGGTAAAGTCAATACTTGCCGCACCGCCGCTGCCGACAGTGACGGTTTGGATTGCTACCATATTTGGATTAGTTGGCATTTAGATCTCCCCTTTATACCGCGTACCGAAATACAACAATTCCTGAGCCACCAATACCGCCGTTACCAGCGCCACCGCCAGCACCGCCGCCACCTGTGTTGGCAGTTCCATTCTTTGCAGAAGTTCCGTTGGCTACGCCACCGCCACCGCTGCCAGCACTACCACTGCTTCCAGTTCCGTAGCCTGCTCCACCGCCTGCTCTTGTAGTGCTTGTTCCAGTAATACTTGAAGCAACACCGTTACCACCGTTACCACCAGTAGTACCACTAGCAGAAGTGCCTGCTGCAGATGCACCACCACCGCCACCACCAGCACTACTTGTTGGAGCAGCACCACCTGCATAACCTTGATTTGCAGTTCCGCTACCAGCAGTTCCGCTATTGAAAGCCCCACCACCAGAACCACCAGTCAAACCATCTGAACCGCCAGAGGAAGTACCACCACCACCTGTTGATGTGATTGTCGTAAAGCCGCTACCTGAAATAGATGAATTAGAACCTGTTACTCCACTGTTACCATTTGAACCACCTGCACCAACAGTGACTGTGTAGGCTTGTGCGCTCAAAGATAATTTAGATTCAGCAGAACCTCCACCACCAGAGGATTCACCTGTAACAGAACAGCGGTAACCACCAGCACCGCCACCTTGAACATAACCACCACCGCCACCTGCGATAGCCAAGAAGTCAACATTGGTCAGGGCTTGGGTCGGAGTGAATGTGCCTGAAGAATAGAATGTGTGATACCAATATGTACCATCGGTAGTGATTGAATCTCCACCAGTAGCCTTAGCAGTATTGGTAATAGAGGCATTGGCTACGCCGTAGAGGTTGAAGGTTGAGCCAGAGGCGTATGAAAGACTGAAAGCGCTATAAATTAAGATTTTTGTAATAGCACTTGTAGAACGCCATAGATTTACATATGCTGTTACTTGTCCACCGTTTTGACCAGATGCTCTTGTCAGTTGTGTTTTGAAAGTAGTAGTGTTTGCATAGTTCATCAAGTGAATAATACGAGTGTTTGGATTACCTGAATTAGCATCTAAATATCCATTGTCAGCGTAAGTAAGTGGATTTCTTCCACTCAAAGCAGAAGACCCAGTACCTAACATATATGTATTACTGTAATTAGAAGCAGTATCATCATTAAAACGCAAAGCAGTATCGTTACCTGTTCCTGACGAAACAATGTTATTGATTACCAAAACCAAATCAGTATATGTCTGTGGAATGCCACTGAAGGTGACAGAGGATTGTGCGCTAGAAAGAGTAACGCTTGCTATTGGCTGATAGGTACTCACTTAGGCTCCTTTCACGCCATAAAGGGCGAACTGGGAGTACTGTTGATAACTACCTGCAAGCACTGTAAGTTGTATTGATGAAATTGCAGTAGTTTGATAGTAGCCGCCCGAAGTAAAATCGACAACCCCGCTACCATTTGCATCATAACCACCTACGGCTCTGACTGTCTTATTTTTATTTGTGTTTTTATAATCTAAAATGTCAACGACTCCAGCTCCAAAAATACTAGAGCCTGAGTCTGTGTTTCTTGGTAGATAAATGTATTGTGACGACGCTCCACCGCTTGCACTTACGGCTGAGCCGTTTCCATTCAATTCGTGATAAGAGTAATTTGCAGCAGTAGTGTCGTTATTGAATTGAAGTCTAACATAATAAGCACCCACATTATTGCGAGTTATGTATCTCAACTGCAGATGTTCATAAGTGTTAGGAATGTTTGTAAAAGTAACTGATGAAGCACCAGCGGCACCAACGGTGATGACCTGCAATGGGAACATTGCGCCAGTGTCGGCGGCTGCGGCAGCGCTTAATGAGCGATAGCCAAGCGCTGATGCGTTGGCGAGTGTTTGGATTATCGGAGACAAGGCAGCTCCTTACGCGAACTTAGTTTGAGTCTCTAAAACAGTGTAGGTCGGCGTTGCCGCAGTCTTGATGATGGTGAAGACATAGGCGTCAATCGCGCTGGCGTTGCCGGCGCTAATAGCCGCAGGCACTTTGGGCGTGACGGCGCTTCCATCAATTTGAATGACATTCGGATAGTAGGCAGTCGAGCCATTGGTGTTAAGCCAAACAAGCGTGATGGCATCGCCAACTGCGAGCTTTGAACTAAGAGTATTCGATCCGTCATAACGGAAATTCAGAGTGTGGTTTGCAGTTGCGTTGGATGTGTAATACCAAACAGAAGCAGTTGCAACATCAAAGTTGATGGTGCCTGTCGCGGCAGATGCGACAACATTGACATCTTCTTCAAATCCTTTGATAACCAAATCTGATTGCGCAGAAGCAATGGACAAAGTGACATCGCCTGAAGTTCCGCCACCTGATAAACCTGTGCCTGCGGTGACGCCTGTGATGTCACCTGAGTTACCCACATTCACCCACGATGATCCGTTATAGACTTCAACGGCGTTGGTGTCTTGTAAGTAGCTCATCATTCCTTCGGCAAGGACACCTGATAAGGCAGTGGTGCGAGCAGTCGAGTTCGCAAAAACCATCGTGACTTGTTGTTGTAAATAAGTATTGACCTGAGCGGCGGTCAAAACATCTCCGCTCACGAATAACTTATAGCCTGCTCCTGCCATTTTTTCTCCTTAGTATGAAAGAACGCCTTGCGTTCCATCAAGCACGCCTTGGGTTGTCGAATCCAAGATGAATGCCTGAATTATAGGTTCTGCCGTAAGCAACCTTGTTGTCCAGGTTGTCGGGGTAATGTCGTGCTGAATACCCTGAACGAATAGTTCAAGGCTAAAAGTTGAAGAAGCCTGCGCGGTCTTGGTGACATTGATGAGGGTGAACAAATCAGATTCAAGACCTGCCACGATGCGTGAACTTGCCGTTGAATCCATAAGGTTCAAGCCGATGGAGTCAATACGAAGCAAGGCATTGTCACGAGCGTTGAGAAGCATATTTGCTTGATCCAAGGCTTCGGAATCGGTCTGCATCAAGAGGTCAGAGCGCGAACCTGAGTGGATAAAGTAAGTCTCAATTGAACTTGTGGACTGCACATTCTGAGCCGTTCCGCCAAGACGGGTGACAGTGATGTCGTTGAAAATCTGTGTGTCATCATAGGCAAAGTCAATGGACTGATAGGCGATATTGGTGCCATCGTCATTGAACATCAAAGGCGTTTGGTCGGCCTTTTCGGAAACTGTTGAACGAGAAAGAAAGACGGCGCTTCCTTCGGGATCAATAAAGAAGCCGCCAAGTTCGGTCTGCTCTATCGTCTGACAGGCGGCCAGCAATGTCCGCGCCGTAGCAGGATCGGCTTGGACTGTGCTATCGCCGGTGTCAATGATGCGTTGGCTTGAAGGATAACTTGCCAAGTTAAGCAAGTTTTCAATTCGCGCCCCCGTTGTTTGTCCAGCGCTGGTTCCTGCGACAGTTGTGATGTTGACATTCTGGAAAAGACGGAAGGCATCTACGCACTGCAAGGTCACGCTAGAGATTTCATCAACGCCAAGGCGAAATGAGTTGTCGTAGCTCGTGATGTAGCCTGAATAGAGATAGTAGCGTTCAAGACCTGAGCCGTCGTCGTAATCTGCCCAAATACGAATCTTGCGAAGAGGCAATAGTTTGCCGTAGTAAGGCCCTGAAACATTCTGTGGGTTCCAATCGCCATTTTCATCTTCTAAGACGACGGTGGCGGTGCCTGCTTCAAAGTTATTGAGGATTCGATTGCGACCACGCCTAATGTTGACGCGAATAGCAATGTTGGAGACATCTACAACATCTGCCGGTGCGTCGGCAAGAATGGCGGTGTCAAGAACGCTTGTTGGATCGTCAAGAATAAGAGGATTACCGAAGGCAGGGCCGTTGGCGAAGTCAATGCTGACTCCAAGTGTCGGAGTTCCTGGCATTACAGACCGCCAACAAAGACGATTGGCTTTCCACTTGCCTGCTCACTCAAGATGCGCTGACGAATGGCATTTGCCAAATCTGCTTCGGTCTGAACATTTCCTTGAACTGTCATGTTAATTGTCAAGCCTGCATTTTCACCCATACGGAATGAAGCAGGATCAAATCCGGATTCGGCAGTGATAGTGCCAGGCATTAACGACTGCATCATTGCGCCTTTGCTCTGCTCGTCAACAATAGTGCCAAGAGCTTCTGAACCGAATTTGATTTGGTCGGTGTATTCATCAATTTGCTCTTTGAGTTTGATACCAAGAGCAGTAGCGCCACCGACATCGGCACGCATCGTGGTTAAGTCTCCGATGTGTTCTTGTAGTGCGCTGACAGAAGCATAAGCAGGGCTACCCGCACCAATGATTCCTGAAGGTGTAGGAGTCACGGGTGTTATTGGCGTGTTTGGAGTGATTGGCGTGATGCCCTGTGGTTTGCCTGTATTGAGCGCGGCAAGGTAGGCATTGAGAGCGGCAAGGGCGCGTTTCCACGCTTCGGCAGCTTCATCTCCTGGTGTTGCCCACGATTTTGAAAGAGCCTTTTGTAGCGCGGTGCCATCTTGAACAGTCTTTGCGTAGGCGATGACTTCGGCGCGAGTCATTCCCCACTTGCCCATCAACTCTTCAATTTCGGCGTCTGAAATCTTTTCGTCTTTGAGAGCGCGTGTGAAGTCAACATATTTTTCGGCTTCTTCTTTTGTCAATCCCCACTTCATAAGTAGGTTGACAATAGGGCCGTCATTCAAATCTGTAGAGTTGGCAGCGTAGATTCGAGCGATGTATTCAAGAACTTCGCCCTTAGTTATGTTCCACTTCTGAGCAAGAACTGAGACTTCTTCATCGCTGATAACTTGATCCGAAAGAACGGTGAGAAGGTCTGAATATCTCTGCGCAGCGTCATTGAGTTTCATCTGCGCTTCTAGGTTTTTCATTATCGCATCAACACGACGGGCTTCTTCCAAGTTGCCCTGCTTGAGCAGATTCAAACGAGCTGCTTCAAGTTGAATTGGGTCTTTTTCATTTGTCGGCTTGACGCCCAATTTAGCCAAAGCCGCCAATGCTTTCTTGGTTGCAAGTTCTTTACTTGCGGCAAGAGCCGCCTTCTTTGCAGCTTCGGTGTTTTTATTCTGAGAAACTGTTAATTTGTTCAAGCCTTTTGTGTAATCATTAGCATCTAAACTCAAGGCTTTGAAGTCAAAATCAAGTTTGTCTGATGCTTCATCGGCGCTATCGCCAAAGTTGTCCATTGCCTTGTTGATTGCTACAAGAGCCACGGCAAAGGCAGCGGCACCTGCGGCAGCAGAAACACCGCCTGTTGCCAAAGCAGTTGCGGCGGCAGATGCCAAAGACGCCGTTCTAAGCAACTTCATTGCTTTGATGATGGTCTGAATTGCTTTGATAAGAGCAGTGGCGGCTGCGGCTACTTTTGCACCCGCAAAGGTGGCAATAAGTATTGCACCAAGTTGCTTGAAGACATTGAAATTTCTAGCTACGAAATTGAAGACATCATACAAACTCTTGGCGAAAGCCACGACATATCCGACGGCATTCTCAAAAACAGTGGCAAGTTTGTCACCATTCTCGCTGAGCCATTTTTCAATTGTTGGAATGACTTTTTCGTTGATGATAGCAACAAGATTTTGTAAAACAGGAATGAATCGGTAGCCGATAGTTTCTAAGATTTCGCCAAAAGCAAGTTGTAGGCGAGCCATCTGACCGGCAAAGGTGTTGGCATTCTCTTGCGCCGCTCCACCATAAAGTTCGGCTAATTGTTGAGTGATAGCAACCAAATCACCATTCTTGATGGCAGTCTTATCAAGGGCAGGAAAGAGTCTTTGAAGCGCGGTGAAGTTACCATTCTGCGCCTTGGCAAGTGCTGATGTGACTGTGGTGAGTGATTTACCTGATCCAGCGCTCACATCTAGGGCAAGACCAAGCAAAGTCTGTGCTTGTGCAAGGTCGCCACTTGCAGTCGCAAGAGCGGCTAGGGCAGGGCGAAGTTCATCGTCGGCAATGCCAAGTTGTCTTTGTAGTGCGGCAATAAATTTTTCAGAAGAGGCAATTGCTTGATCACTTGCACCGACTGTATTTCGGAGAGCATTTGCCAGAAGCGTTTGGCTTTTCTCATCTGCCATTGCAGCAGCGACGGCATCTTTGCCGAGTTTAACTGCCAAGGCACCCGCGGCGGCGGCTGCGATGCCGAAAGCCTTAGCAATCTTCTTGCCTGCTTGATTGAAACTATTTTCAAGTTTGTTCAGGTCTTTGAGAGCCTGCTTGGAGCCTTTGTCGTTATAGACCGTGACAATGCGTTCAATTATTGCCATTGACTATATCTCTCTTTCGTTTGCATCCATGCGAGCTTGCGCCTTCTGTTCTGCAATTCTGACCGCTTCAAAGATAGCACGCTGCGCAGGTTTCTTGTTATCGTCAACAGCGCGAATCAATGCGCGACCTTTATCTTGACCAAGACCTTTTGCAGTAGGTAAAACTCCATAATACTTTTCAACCGTCTGAATGAAATCCTGCGACGCGTTTGGATTTGTTGACCTTGAAGCGCGAGTGCGAGCGCGGCTTGCTTTGCTACCGCGACCAGCAGTTTCAAAGATAGCACCTGCGGCGTCGCGTTGAATCACGCCATAAGAATTGCGAAATCCTGATGCAGTTGATTTGTTTGAAGGTGATGTTGATGTAATTCCTGCCTTGGCTTTGGCGGCATCAAAGCGAACAAATGAACCACGACCCTGACCTTGTTGAAGCGGGCCGATAAGTCCTGCGTTCTTGTTTTCACGCATCCATCCTGAAGGGTGAACATCGTAAGGAATGTGATCGCGTGCTTGATTGACAATAGTGCTCAAAATTCCACGAACTTCTTTGTCAAGAGCCTTCTTCAAGTCAGGTGCCAAGCGTTCGATGGCGCGGACAGAATTGTTGTAACCCGAAACCTGAATCTTGTAGTTCGGTGATTCCATTATTTATTCCGCGCCTTCGCTCGTTCTTTCGTATAAACAAACATTGCTTCCAAAATCCCATCGGGTGCGTCAACTAAAGCCACCGGCGAGATACCCGTCTCCACAGAGAGAGCTGCTATTGAATAAGTCAGACTGTCTCTGTGGATTCGGAAGAAGGGTCGGTTACCAACGAGACTTCCTCAAGAGTATCAAGGAAATCGGAGCCAAAAGGCTTGACGACACGACCATTGTGTTTCATTGCAGACCAAGCAAGGAAATAGATGTGTTCTAGTTTCTGCTCTTCTGCAATCAATTTTGCCAAGCCCTTATTATATTTTTGTTCAAACTCGACAATGATTCGTGGGCGCAACGAATATGTTGCATCCAATCCATCATTAGTCTTTACGCGGATTTTTAGTCCATCCATCTTTTCCCCCTAGGGTTTTTATGATGTTGCTTTTGTTATTGCACCGGAAATCGGCCAAGTCACACTTGCAGTTGCTAATTCTCCCACGGCACCATTAAGCGGTGTCCATTCAGAGATAAGAACTGAGAATGTGTATTTTGGATTCGTTGCACTGACGGTTGTGTTCACGGGTCTGACTTCGCAAGTGATAGCAGTTCCAAGCAAAGGGTAAATCGTAGATTCAACCGAGCCTGAAGCGTAGTCTTGATGAAACTCAAAACTCACTGAGTTATCTGCTAAACCTGCAACTCTCTTCTTTGCCGTATCCCCAAACGCCGTTGTTTCAACGATGTCGTAAGTGGTATTCAAGGAGACGCTCGCAATGTGATCCGACAAGTCGGTTGATGCGAATGTCACATAGGCATTAGTGAGAACTAGTCTTGCCACTACGCAGTTGCCTTCGTAATTGCTCCGCTAACAGGCCAAGTCACAGACGCAGTTGCCAATTCGCCTACCGCGCCGTTGAGTGGTGTCCATTCGGAAACCAAAACAGTTGCAGTGTAGGAAGGATTGCTTGTAGATGTGGTTGATCCATTTGGCTTGACTACAACGGAAGTTGTGGTGCCAAGAAGCGGATAGACGGTTGCTTCAATAGAACCTGAAGCATAATCTTGGTGAAATTCAAGAGTGATTGAGTTGTCTGCAAGACCGCCGATACGGGTGCGAGCTGCGGTTGTAGAGAACGCGGTTGTCTCAACAACATCAATGGATGAGTTGAGGGTTACAGATGCCACATGGTCGCTGACATCAACAGAGTTGACAGTGACATAGGCATTCGTGAGAACGATGCGTGCCATTATTTTTTGGCTCCTTCTTGTGCTGGTTTGATTGTTGGTTGTGTTGCTTCAATGTGGCCGCCGACAATGAGAGCGTCAATGTTGGTGCCTGCATCTTCTAGTTCTTTCAAGGTAAGAATCTCACCTTGTTTCTTTCCACAGACCACGCGGTCTGAGATGACTTTGTAACTCATGAGTCTCCTATCCCCACAGCGTCAGTCTGTATCTATACGAGAGAAATGTGACGCCCTGTGAGTCATAGGTGCCTGCTTCGGCTCCGGTCACTCGCAAAGTGTTCACTGCTCCCGACAAAGTGCGATCCGCTTCTATTGCGGCCTTGATAGAGCTAGCGCCCGACCCTGCAAGGTAGGCATCCAACTTGTCTTGACCTGTTCTTTCTGAAAAGCGTTGCACAATCACAAGGACATCAACTTGCGCCTGGTCTAAACCACGAGCATTGTCAATGTCGAATGTGAAATCTAATTGCCCTACAACCGCCGCAGGTGGAACGACAGTATCGGGAATCAAGTCATAAGCGCGAAGCCCTGAAATCGTCTGCAAAGCCGTTTTAAGCCTATCTCTGACGGTGCTTGGGTTCATACTGCCAACCCGTTATTTCGCTTCATTGGGCGAAGGAGAGCCTCAACATCAGGATCGAGTCGTGACGCCAAGCGAACTGTTCCGAGTTCAGGAGTGCCTGCAATACCGAAAGGCGATTGCTTGCGAACAAATAGCCGTGAAGATTGAATCAGACAGGCTTGGTTGACTTCTGAAGGAATTGCAGACCATCCCCAAACGCCTGTGACCTTGACTGCCTGTGGCAAGTAATAAGGCCAGACATAGGCGCCTGTGGCAAGAAGTCTTGTGTAAGGCCAACCACGACGCGGGTTATTGATTGGCTCTGTCATGAAGTCAGAAGTTGACCAGACAGTTGACCAAGTTTGATTGAAGTTGTCGTCAGTTGCAATGGCAGAGATGGAGACAAAATCATCCACCGCTAAACTCCAAGGGTCTTGCGCGGTGTAATAGCGAACGATAGGAGTGCCAACAGTTCCGTCAGCGTAGAAAAAGCGCCCGCAATAATCATCAATCATTCTGCTTGTGGCAGTGATGGAAAGTTCAAGCAAAGCGTCATCGCTGGTGTCGGTTATCGCTAGTGATGACTTCAGCTCTGCGAGCGTTGCGTATCCGTTCGTGATTGCCACTAGATTTCCTCTTCCTTACCTTTGGCGGAGTCGCTCTTTCAAGTTTCGGCTCTGCGGTTGCGGTTTCCTTGCGCTTCAGTCGCGCCATGAATCGTGATGTTCCTCTTTTAGCCAATATGATTTTGAGTGAGGCAGAATCGCACCTGTGTTGACATAAATGGGGAAGCCAAGTGATTTGATACGACGGCAGAAAAGTAAATCTTCGCCAATCCATTCACCTTTGACAGGGCCATCCCAAAACCAGCACCAATCCTTGCCTTGATTCGGATCGGCGGCATCTCGTATTGCTTCAAGAACGCTTCGGTGAACCATCAGACATCCTGTGCCTGCGGCGTCAATTTCAAAGACTGAGTTCTTGTCGTATTTGTAAAGTGGCAAAAAGCCATTGGGCGAATCTTGAAATATCGCCGGCACAGGCTTTGGATACGGCTTGCCAACTACACCGAAGCCTGCAAAAACTAAACCCGCAACGACAGGGCGTTCCTTATCGTGAGCGGTATCGCACAACATATCAAATGTGCGCACATCCAATTGCTCATCAGAGTCGATCATCAAGAGCCAATCAGAGTCAGTCATTTCTAAGAATTGTTTGACAACTCGATTTCGCTGCTTGGAGAGTAATCCTGAACCCTTAATGCGAACAAATGGGCCGAGTCTGCTTGAGCGTGCTGAAGCTAGTTGAATCAGGTGATAAGCAAATCCACCGTTGACCATTCCAGGATCGCAAGACCCGATTGAAACTTTGTGACCTGTTTTCATAGTTCCCCCGAACTGTTAGGAAGTGCAGAGACGAACAAGTCGGGGGGCCTTGCCCGCCTCTGCACAATCTTGACTTCTAGTTCAAACTAGAAGGTTGGTGCTGCCAAACCACTTCCACTGATAATGGAGTTAGCCAATGGATAGCGACCTGCGGTGTAAGCAGCGTAACCATAAACAACAGTCTTGAGGGTTAGGTTGCCTGCGCCGGTTGCATCGTAGCGAAGTGTGAATGGTGATCCTGGTTGCTCCCATAGGTGGTTTTCGCCTGCGGTGACAACATAGATTTCATCTTGGTTTGTGGTTGTTCCATAGGTAGTTCCGATGTTTGCATCAGTAATGATTGGAAGACCCATCATCTGATAACCGGAGTTGCCGTATGAAGAAGCTCCTGCACCGACACCTGCTGCGTTGAATGGGCCGTTAGCGGCAGGAACAACGAGTGGGCGGTTTGAGGAATCAACTGCTGCGAGCAAGAACGCCAAGCGGCGTGGGTGCATCACAAAGTGAGTTGGGTTGACGAATGCGTTTGTCTGAATCTGCTGAATCGCATCTGCCAACTTTGGATAAAGGAGTCCGACAGTTGGTGCAGTTGATGTGAAGGTGATTGCGTTTCCGCCTGCTCCACGAAGACCTGCAATTTGTCCTGCGCTTCCTGATCCATTGAGAAGTTGTGAATCAAGTGTTGTGTGCCATGACTTGATGAGGTCAGCAGCGACGAATGCGTCAATGCCGGTTCCGCGCTCAATAGCCTGACGAGAAATATCCTGTTGACCGGCAATGGTGCGAACATTGATTGTCAATAGTGTGTCATCAACATCAGTTTCGCTTACTGCATCGTTCTGTGTTACCTGAACGGCAGTTGTTGAACCTGTTGTCATGCGGGAGATATTGAGAGTCATTCCACTTGGTGGAAGTGTCATCTTGTTGGTTGCAAAGTCCGCAAATGGGCGACCTGCGCGAGCCAATGGAGCTGCGAGATCAACGAGATATTGTGGAATTACAAGACCATCAAATTGAGCAGTTCCGACATCGCGGCGCTCAACTTCTTCTTCGCGCTGGTGGCGAACAAGACGCTCTTGCGCTGCGTAGTCAGACTTGAACTGTGCATTGTAAGCATCTTTGAAGAATGAGTTTCCTGAATCAGGAGTGTAGGTGCGTGCTTCAGAAGTTACCTTGAAGCCGCCGACCTTTGGTGTTGCGATTTCTGCTACTGCTGCACGAGCTTCTGCGGCCTTCTTATCGGCTGCTACTTGTGCAGAGAGCTTTTCAATTTTTTCGTCAAGAGAACGGGATTCAGCGACGAGAGCATCAACCTTTGCGGTTTCCTCTGCGGTCAAATCGGTGCGGTTCTCTGCGGCTACTGCCTCAAGAACTGCATCCATTTCTGCCTTCACTGCATCACGGCGCTCGACTACTTTGTCAAGATATGACATTGAGTTTTTGCTCCTTGTGAGTTTGGTTGTAGAGGTGGTGGCCAAGAATGCTCGCGGCGCTTGTGGGGTGCGAGATAGGCTCCGACTTCAATCTGTTCTGATGAACAGAAATCTATTTTGTTGAGTTAATAATTGCTTTTGCTAGGCGCAAAGAAATCTTGCGACCTTCTTCTTCCTTTGGTTCAGGAAGCGGATCAATGTAGCGAAGTTCGCTCATCTTATGACCGACAAGTGTTTCTGTTGGTCGCCATCCGTCTCTAAACTCTTCATAAACGCGAATGAGAACGGCAGGGTCGCCTTCTTCGGCAGTAATAGAAAACTCTGTGCCAGGAATGCCAAGCACGCCTTCTTCCATAATATGTTCAATGCGACCACGGGCAGTTCCGCCTGATGAATCCCATTCAACGAAGTCGCCAACATTTTCGCGTGCTTCTTCTTCCATTTCAGGTTCAGCGCCAAGCAAAGTCTCAAGCATTGACTTGCCTTCGCCAAGGTATTCATAGGATTCGTCTATCTTGTCAAGAATTGCTTGAACCACGATAAGAGATTCACCGGTTACTTCACGGCCTTCTTTTATCGCTGAAATTGCTTCCTTCAAATGCTCGCGTGCTTCAACTGTGGTTGTTGGATAAGCAGGATAGGTGACAACTGAGACATCGCCATCTGCAAGGGAAACTTCTGTCAAGACTCGACGGCTTCTATCGTCATTCCATTTCTGTCGAATAACACGGAAAGCAAAGGACATCTGATCCACATCACCGCGCTTGACTAATTCGTAAATATCACGACCTTCTTGTGTGTCTGCAAGGTCGGCATCAAAGCGCAGACCGCGCTCATCTTCTTCTAATTTCAAAGTGCCGTTCTTCGTGCGAGCTAGTGGCAAACCTTCGTGATTGATGAGCAGGCGAACATCAGGTGTTTCACTCAAGGTCTTGCGAAATGCTCCTGGTGCAATGCTCTCTTTGAATGGTAGCGGAACGCT